GACTTGTTGCCCTGCCTCCGTTCACGGATAACTCGTTGAACGAGACCCACAACGTCACGGTAACGACCAACTTCGGAGCCAACAGACCTTATTACTGCTATGACAAGACAAACCACAAACTCTGGCTCTTCTATAACACGAGCAATTCAAGGACAGTCTATGTCGAGGTTATAGACCTCTCGACATACACGGCAACGAATAAAAGCTCCGACTTCTCCAACCTTGACGCAGCGGTCGGGCCTCTTTATGCGTACTTCCCGTTGCAGGCTCCCTTTGATAACGGCTTTGTATATCTCAAAAAGGCTCACACTACGGGTCAGAACTGGCAGAACAACGGCTTGCTCAAAATTCAGTTGTCAAGCGTTGCCAATCAGACAGAACTTGACGCACTCGTCATTCCCTTCGGAGGTCTCTTCGAGACGGGAGCGAGCGGAAAGGTCATTGCAGGCAAGCAGTTTGTCGTAAACAACAACGTGCTTTATCCCTGCACATCCGGAGATTGGTTCACGGGTTCTAACCCAGAAAACATCACGGCATTTCCGTTCACGGAAGGCAGAGGCGGTCTTGCAAAGCTCGGAGGGCAGTTCTCATATAACAACACCAATCAGTTTTATTATGTTACTGCCTCGAAGTTCTACCTTGCGTCAAAGTATAACCTGCCTTCTCCGATAACAAAGCAGAATTCGCAGTCAATGGTTATCACATACACTCTTACGGAGGTGAGTTGAAATGGCAGACCCGACAGTATTAGTTGCGGTCATTTCTCTACTCGGCACTCTGATCGGGAGCATATCGGGAGTCCTTGTCTCGAATAAGCTCTCAAACTACCGCATAGAGCAGTTGGAGAGAAAACTTGACCGCTATGCCTCAAACGTGGACGAGATGCGTGAGAGGCTCGCAGTAGTCGAGAGGGACGTACAGACAACCTTCCTCCGCATAGACGAACTGCGAAACGAAATGAAAAAATGAAGTACATCATAGAAATACTTATAACGACCGCCTTCGTATCTGCGTTGGCGGTCTTGTTATATGTCAATCTCAAAGATTAGGAGGGAAACGAAATGAACAACAAGACTTATGACATCCTCAAGTGGACATTTAGCGTTGCGTTGCCTGCCATTACTACTTTTTGGCTCGCTCTCGCAGGCATCTGGGGTTTTCCTTATGCTGAACCCATCGGAGCCACGCTGACTGCGATCACGGCTCTCGGATGCACTCTTCTCGGCATTAGCTCTGTCGCTTATCAGAAAAAGCTCAAGGACACGAGCGAGAAAGCGTGAGACTATGGCAGCTACGGCAAGGCAGGCAATAAATAAGGCGAAGTCCTTTATCGGCATTAAAGAAGGTGCCGTCTGCGACAAGAAGATAATCGACCCTTGGAACAAGGCAACGGGATGCAAGCCGCCTGCAAAGAGTAAAAAGAACCCTTGGTGTGCGATCTTCGTTGCCTCGGTCTTTATCCAAGTCAAGGCATCCGGTTACTCCAAGTCGGCAACTTGTAAAAACCAAAAGTCATATTACAAGAAAAACAAGAGATGGAGGAACAAGGGCGAGAGACCGCAAGCAGGCGAGGTTATCTTCGTCACGGGTCACGAGGGAATTGTGACCTCGACCTCTTACAACGGCACGGGCAAGTTTACGAGCGGAAACTGCTCAAACATGGTCAAAGATACGTCCTTTAATTGGAAAAAGGGGACGTGGGGAAGTAAGAAGGTCGAAGGCTACGGCATTCCCAAATACAAATGACACTCTTCTAACTTATCCCTTCTATGGGGTCTCCGTTTACTGTAAGGTTTTCGGAGACCCTTTAAAGTGTTTCCATCTGCCAGAGATTGGAACCTCCATATTGCAAAGAAAGACCCCATCGCATTGAGCGGTGGGGTTTTTCTTTTGGGTTGATGTACTTTCGTGTATTGGTGACAACTATTATACCAAAATGTCACCCAAACGTCACCCTAATAATGGGACTGAACTCGCAAATCTTTTAAATCAGCGGTTCTTTTTGGTGGAGCATACGGGATTTGAACCCGTTCTTGTATCTGCACCCGTGCCGACTTTGTCCGTATTCTGCGGACTTTCGGGCATTTATGACTTCTTTTGTCCGCCTGATATGGACTTGTTGTCCCCCAAATTGTCACCCAGAGTCAGGTCGATGATCTCCGCTGCCTGCCTTGCGTCTCCGCTCATAATGTGACCATAAGTCCCGAAAGTGTCCATTGAGGTCGAGTGTCCGACTATGTCCTTTATCATTGCCTCTGGCATAACATTTTTCATTAGGGATATGAAAGTGTGACGGAGTGAGTAAACTGTCCCTGACAGATCACGTTCCGCTTTTAGCTTGTTCCAATGCTTACGCATCCCGTTTTGCTTGCCCTGACTTCCGTCAGGCGAGCAGAATATCCAGTCCGTGTGAAGGTTATGCTCTTCGTTTCGCTTTATCGTCTGCCTGATTATGCCGTATGCAAGCTCTCCGATCGGAACCATTCTCCGAGCGTTCTCGTTCTTTCCGCTTGTTATATACCCTCTTGCGTTTATTGCTCTCTGTATATAAATTCGGTTTCCTTTTATGTCTCCGACTTGGAGTCCTAAAATCTCGGAGGGGCGGAGACCCGTGAGGACTCCCAGAACGAATGCAGGATGATACCAAAGTCTCGAAGGCTCCATTAAACGCCTGACCTCGTCCCGATCAAGGACTTCCTTTTCCTTCTTGGAGTGTCCTTTGGGGATGTAGAGCGAGCCTCGGAGCGGTTCGCATTGAAAGTCCTCATAACCGAACTTGATAACTGCGTTGATAATTGCTCGGAGGTTCTTGAGCGTTTTCTCTGATAGCGGTTTTTTCTCTCCGTGTGCGTTGTTTATTATCGACTGCCAGTCTCGGAGCGTCATTTTGCACATTTTCTTTTGATGGCAAACGGGAGCTATGTAATTCCGGATATAGCATTCGTATTGCTCAAGTGCAGGCGAGGTCTCTCCACATCTGGCCCTTACGTCATCCAAGAACTCGGAGCAGACCTTGCCGACTGTTTTCTCTCCCGAAGTCTCTCCGTAGTACCACGCCTCATATCTGCGTTGGCATTCACGCCTGCCTTTTACGCCTGCAATGGAGCAGGAGAAGGAATATCTCTTGCCATCCCTCCGAGCTTGAATTCTCCATCTACGCCCGTCCCATGTCGGAGTAATCATTTGTTGTCCTCCTGACTGTCAAGAAGTGCCTGATAGTAGGCAGCGAGCTTGGCTTTGTTTATTTCGTTGAGTTTGTCGAGATCAACGTGCATAGGTTCTCGCCCGTCAATGGTCACGTCATAACCCAGAACCCACGCAGGCGATACTCCGAGAGCCGTTGCCATCTTGCCGATGGCTATGGAGCGAGGAATGCAAGTCCCAGACAGATAACGTGAGACTGTGGACTTGTTCAGTCCTGATAACTCGGCAAGCTCCGTTATATTCAGTCCTCGGAGTTTCATTGCCTCGTTCAAGCGGTCTTTAATTATATAAAGATTATTCAAATTGCATCACCAACCCTTCAAACCCCATTATATGACCAAAATGTTACAAATTGCAATTAGTGCAACAAATGTCCTCAAAAAGTGTTGCATATTTCGCAACGTAATGTTACCTTTTGAGTAGTTGCAAGATATGCAACAGAAAGGAGGTCAACAAGTGGAAAAGCTAAAGGCAAGAATTGACAAGATGTACCCGACAAGGGCGGCATTTGCGGAGGCTATCGGAGTCCATCCGTCTGCATTATCCCGAATGCTTGAGAGCGGAAACTGGAAAGCAGACCGCATCGAGCGAGCCGTTGAGGTGCTGAAAATTCCTGCAAGGGACATTCCGTCATATTTTTTTCCTTCGTGTGTTGCATTAGATGCACCAAGGGAGACAGTATGACCGCCTCTTGCGGACTCTATCCGTCACTCGGTCGGCACTTTGAGTCAATGACCGAACTCGCCCACGCAGGATGTATGAGCGTGAGAAGGGCGAGGGACTGTCTGGACGGAGTAAAGAGTTTCACAAGGGCAGAGAAGAAGGCTATTGCCGCAAACATAGCAACGAAGATTATGACCGGAACTGAAATCGACTATTCAGAGTTGCAAATGGCAGTTGAGGCATGGCAAGGCAAATTCGATCAGATATACAGAAAGGTTGGTAAGTGATGTTAGGTTTCATTCTTTATTCAATGGGAGCGGTCATTCTGGGTTTCTTTTTCGGAATGGCGGTCAAGCACTTTATGGACAATGACGAGATACACGAACTCGAAAAGAAGAACGCAGCACTCCATCGTGAAAACGCATATCTGCGTAAGAACGTCAAGCGTGAGGTTATCGAGATCGTTGACCCAAGAGTCAAGGACGTGGACTTTTCAAAGAAATGGTGAGGTGAATTATGACAAATATCTATGAACTTACGGGAGAGTTTT